TACTAAATGGAATTTTGGAGATAAAACTATTCATTGCTGGAATAAAGCATATGACGAAAAAAGAAAGTGTGATATTATTATTGTAGAATATTCTACCAGACATTACAACGGAAACATCAACATACGAATTAGTGAAGAAAAGTGGGAAGAAATATTACTTAAACTTGGAGCCAAATTTATTACTGTTTAAAGATGGCATTACCTAAAATATTAGAAACGGAGAATGAAAAGGTTGTTATCAACTTATCTATTCTTGCTATTCCTGAGTTTAATGATTTGTGGGAAACTAGTCAGTCTTTAGAAGTATTTCAATACTTGTGGGCCATGTATGATCCCGAAAGTCCTTATATGAATCTGGATGAATCGGATAGAGAAGACGCAATACTTAAAGATTTTCCTGTACATCACTTCCTCAATACTCAGGAAATGATAGACGCTATAGAAAAATGTGAGAAACTATATTTAAGTCCGATTCGTAAAATTTTAACAGGTACTAAGGCTGGTGTTGAACGCTTAGCAGAATACTTTAGAACTACCGAAATAGATCACGGTAGAGACGGTAATCTAACAGGGATTATTAACGGTATCAAAGGAATGCCACAAATTTTAAGAGCATATCAAGAAGCAGAACTTGCTTATAAACAAGAAGTACAAAAATCCAGAGGTAATATTTCTGGTGGAGTAGACGAAGATTATGATAGCGATTACGACGACTAATTTATGTGGAAACAGCAAAGTATATTAACTTTTAATACAGAAACAAAACAGTGGTCTAAAACACGGTTTGACTCTTTTTTACAGTACAGAAAGTTTATAGACTCTCAGTGGAAAATGCCAGGAGAGTACAATTTTCAAAATACAGAATACTGGATTCAACCTGCTCTTAAATTCAAAAGAGATAAACGCTATTGCGACTTTCATCCTAGCAGCAAAGAATACAAAGAGTTCTGGTTATTGGAAAGAAGAAAGTGTGAGCAAGGCATCATTGTGGACGGTGTTTGGTTAAGTCCAGACATCTATTTTTTTTGGAACTATTGCCCTATTTACGAAAAAATTAGTCAAGATATTATTCTTCCTAAAATATGGGACGGTCACTATCATTACGATCTTTATCTTCAACTAGCCGTATTATATGGAGAAGATGCTGCTATGACTAAAGCACGTCAAAGAGGTATCTCTCTTTATCATATGGCAAGAATGACAAGAAGACTTTGGTTTGGTAAAAAGAGTACTCTTAAAGTTTTAGGTCACGAAGAACTCTACGTTACCGATGAGTGGGGTATTATGGAATCTTATAGAAACCATCTCAACGAATTTACTGGTTGGTACAGACACTTTCTTCCCAATGAAACTCTCAATTGGGAACAAAAAAGAGAAATCACTGAAGGTACTGCTTCTAAGAAAAAAATATACAAGGGAAACAAATCCAAGATCAGAGGCCTTACTACTAAAATGAGTAGTACAAGAGGTGTAGGTGGCCCTGCTACTGAAATCTATATTACAGAAGCAGGCGTAAATCCAAGACTTAAAAAGATTAAAGAATTCGTAGATCCTAACCTTAAAATAGGTAACGTAAAAACAGGTCTTTTTGTTGCTGCGGGTGCAGTAGGCGAACTCAAAGACTGTGAAGACTTAATGGAGTGGTGCTTTAATCCTAAACCATATAATATAAGAAGTGTACCAGACACTTTCTCAGGAACAGGAGAGCCTATCGCTTTCTTCTTTCCTGAAGAATGGAACTATACTCACCAAGACGAAGAAACTGGCGAAGTTATAGAATGCTACGATAAAGATGGTAACTCTGATATAGAACTTGCTGTTAAGTACATTCAAGAAGAAGAAGCACGACAAAAAAAGAAAGACGAATCTTCTTATAAGTTATGGAAGTCTCAACACTGTAGAACTCTCAAAGAAGCATTTGCTCAACGGGAAAACAATCCCTTTCCTGTTATGCAGTTGCAAGAACAAGAGTTTAAGATTCTTCCTATTAAACCTATTATAATAAGATTAAAACCTAATCCCAACAAAAGCAATAGACTGATCCACGAATTTTCTGACGATATTCCTGTAAGTAAACTCAGGCCAAACCCCAAAGAAGATAACAGAGGCGCTTTAATAGTTACAGAATTTCCCATAGACAATCCTCCTTTTGGTCTTTACTATATAGGGATTGACCCGATTTTTAATAAAGACACCGAGACTTCTCGTTCACTTATGTCTATGAGTGTCTGGATAGGTACTCACGAAAGAGACGGTAAAATTGTGGAGCCTTATCCAGTGGCTTTTTATACAGGAAGGCACACTAATGTAAGAGACACTTATCAAATATGTCTCGACACTATGAGATGGTACAATGCTCGAACTGCTGTAGAATGTAACGTTAAAGACTTTATTGAATGGGTTATTAAAGAAGGAGAGTCTCGTTATTTAATGCGCAGAAGAGAACTCACAGCAGTCAACGAGTTAGTCCCCGAATCAACTATTAGAGATGAGATAGGGGTATTCATGGAAGGTAAATTTAAAGAACGCTGTCTAGAAAAATTAATAGCATGGCTAGAAACACCTATAGCCTCAGACTTTAATTTAACAACAGGAGATTCTAAATATATTTTTAATACTTCAAAAATATTTGATCCCATGCTTTTAAAGGAGATGATGAATTTTACTCCTAAGAAAAACACTGATAGGTTAATTGCATTTATGTTAGGACTAATTGCAACTCAATCTGACACAAACAGGCACATAATTAATACTGTTAAAAACCCCTTTACTAAACCTAAAGAAATTGTAACAATTTCTCCAAGTAAAATATCGCCTTTTTCAAAATCAATAAAGAATACATCTTTTACCAAGATGCCTTCGCCTTTTTCTAAACGATAGACAATAAATAAAGTAGAGAAAAATAAAGATATATTAGGTTTTTTTAATTAATCGTAGTATATTATGTTAGATAAATCTGACTTAAATTAATTTACTGTCAATGGCAAGCGACTCGTATACAAAACCTCAATTAGGTGCCTCTCCTAAACTTCCTAAAAAAATATTACCAGTAGGCAAAGCATCCGATGGTTCAGAATATCCTTTCGTTCTATCTGAAAAAGAAAAAGAACAAAATGATTTTTTTGAAATCAAACGGCTTGTCTATTACTACGAATGGATAGCACGTCAACAAGTCAACATCCATAGAAATGAAATAACCAAGAAATTTAATCTTGCCTACGGTATTATAGATCCTCAAGATTATGTTCCTACAAGTGAAGAGTATGCCGCTGAACTAACTATGTTAGGAGGAGAGTCTCTAGACTTTGACTTAAAGTTTTATCCTATTATTCCTAATATAGTAAACACCCTTGTATCAGAACTTTCTAAACAGTATATTAATTACTCTGCTATTGCAGTCAATCCAGAAGCAGTAAATCAAGTTTTAGAAGAGAAAAATAATTTAATAAGAAGCATTCTTTTAGAACCTCTTCAGCAACAGTTCAACGCTTCTTTACAACAACAAGGAATTACTCCAGAATCTCAGCCAGATGTTTATCAACAACAACTTCAAATGTTCGAAAGGCTTCCTCAAGTTCAGAATTATATGAACAAGGAGTACAGACTGGAAGTAGAAAAATGGGCTAATCATGTTATTCAATTAGACAACAGAAGGTTTAGAATGTTAGAACTTGAGAAAAAGTTCTTTTTTAACAAGTTAGTAACTGATTTCCCCTTTATTCATATCAACCTTACTGAAGACGATTACCGGCCAGAAATACTCGACCCCAAATATTGTGCTTATCTTAAATCTCCTCATTCTGAAGATGTTTCTGAAGGAGTTATGTTTACTTGGTTTGAGTACGATACGCCTTTAAATATTATCAGTCGCCTTGGACATAAATTAAATCAAGATGATATTGATAAACTTCAAAATCTTCATACTAATCAAAGAACACTTCTTACTATAGATTCTAACGCCAGATATAGCCTTGATACGCCTGGTATTTTAGAATCTGCTCAAAACTATTTAGCATTCAGAGAACTTTTCGGTACCAATCTTAAAGACGATAAACATAGAGGAGGAGAGTATAAAGAAAGACTAATTGAGATTACAAATATGTATCTCAAAGTTCCTCGTAAAATAGGTCAAGTAACTATTACTACTGGTGATCAGACTTATACTAAGTTGGTAGATGAAAATTACACTGTTAACATCAAACCTGTTTATGACAACTCTTATTCCGATAAGAAAAACGCATCTACGCTTGTTTATGGAGAACATTTAGAATGGATGTATTTAAACGAGACTTGGAGAGTAGTAAAGATCAATTTGTCTGCTAACCCTAATCCTGATAATGCAGATGACATTTGGGTTGTTTTAGAAAAGTTTCCTATTCAACTTTCTGATCCCAGAATGAAATTTGGATCATATATTCCCGTTCATGGAGGCTCTGTAACCAATAAATACAACGATCCTATTTCTTTAGTGGATAAGTGTAAACCTTGGCAAGTATTCTATAATTATTTGTGGAATCGTTGTGACCAACTTATTAAAGGAGAGATAGGCAAATTTTTTGCACTTAATCAAAACGTTATTCCTCAAGAATCAATGGGTGAAGAATGGGGACGTTCTAATCTATTAAAGTGGGCGTTAACTGCAAGAGATACAAAAATTGGGCCTATAGATACTTCTCTTGGTAATACAGGTCAGACTAACTTAGGTATTTCAGGAGGATATGGCCAAGTTATTGATTTGTCAGCAACTCAAGAAATTTTAGAAAAAGTAAAGTTAGCAGAGATTTGTAAAAACGAATGTCTTCTTCAAGTAGGAGCATCTCCTCAACTTTTAGGAGATATCTCACCATCTGAAACTGCTACAGGAATTCAACAAGGTATTCAACGTTCCGCAACTCAACTCAAACATTTGTATGACGAGCACTTCTCGGTTTTTGAAAGAGTACGTCAAACTATGTTAGAGTTTGCTAAATATATTGATGTTACTAAAGGTTCTGTAGAAAGAATGTACGTTAATGATGAAGGAGAAAGAATAATTTTCACCATCCCCACAGACTTACTCATTCATCAAATGGGAGTCTTTGTTTCGTCTAACATCAACGATAATCAAATTATCGAAAGTGTTAAAAATCTTGTTCTCTTTGACAATACGTTGGGAGCAGATCTTAAAGATAAGATTGCTATCCTATCTAGCAAGAGTGTTTCTGAAGTTCATAATAAACTTAAAGAACTTACTATTGAAAAAGAAGAAAAAGAACGTCAGTTGATTGAACAACAGAATCAACAACAACGAGAGTTAATTGAATCTCAAGAAAGACAACTTCAGGCAAAACTTCAACAAGAAGCGGCAGAGAAGCAGTTGGATAGAGAGTCTCAAGAAAGACAAACAGAAATGAAAGTAATAGGGCAGTCACAGTTTTCTGAAGGAGGAGGTTTAGAACCTTTGCTGGAATTAAGAAAAATTCAAAATCAAGAAAAACAAACGCTTAGAGATCATCTTCTAAGTATGGAAAAAAACAGAGGAGATCGTCAACAAGCAATAGATGCTGCTATTCAAAATGATTCTATTGAAAGAGAAAAAATTTCTTTAGAAAAAGAAAAGATACAAGCACAAAGGGAAAAAATACTTAGTGATCTTAAAAAGTCGCAAAATGATTTACTAATTGCAAAAACAAATAGAAATAGATACTCTAAAAAGTAATCAAAAACAACTAAATAATAGCACTATAATCATCTTGATGATTACTTTTTAAAAATACTGGAAAAATAATTATTATATGAATTACATTATAAAACAGTTGTCAAACTAATAATTTTGTATTAATTTAAACACACAATCAATGACTAACACTAACACTGACATTAAATCTAATAATTTCGGACTGGATAATACTGATTTGGA